TCCGGTACGCTTGAGTAGATCCAAGGATCAGTTTTATCACTGAACCAAGGAAGTAAACTCGAGAGGACCTCACGAGCTTTCTTGTCGAAAGCTGAGATCTTTCTTAGAGCGACGTCTGTTAAGACATCAATCTTAGGAGATCTCACGGAAAGCCTTTCATAGGAATAACAGTTCCTCTGAATGGTTTCCGCCTGGTCCGTCATGGAGTCAAGGACGTGATTATTGAGACTGTCTAATAATCGAGAGGAGTTATCCTCAAGATCGATAAGACAGGAGCCTGGGAAGGAAAACCCAAGCCCAAAGGGAGTAGAACAATGTTTGATAACATCAAACACTGCTTGCTGCCTTTTACTTAATAACGTCCGAGACCGGATGCCCAATTGTCTAGAGATATCAATGAAGTTATCATTGGATATCTCACGCCACTTGAATTGTGACGTGACAGAGTTTGCGGTGATAACCTTACCAGCAAACTCACAAATTTGATTAGAGTTGAGACTCTTTTCAAATGAGTGAGGGCATTCCCACTCTTCTAGGACCTTCATGTACTTCTCATAAAGAGAGGTATTGAGGATGACAACGTCATCCCCAAGGACGAAAAAGTCGTTAGACCATTTCTTCCCATTGAGGTACCAGAGTAACATCCCATGCGACACGGTGAAAACCGCGAAGCTAGGGTACAAACCTAACGGTTGTCCCCGGTTCCAACGGACAGCCCCAATAGGGGAAATCCATTGAGAACGAGATATGAGCTCAAAGAACTCAATATCTTGGATGTTGCCGAAGATGGCTCTCATGCAATTAGACTGAAATTCCAAAGGAAAATAGTCTGTTGCTGAGGACAAATCCACTGAATGAACAGTGGAGCCATTCTTCAGAGTGGCCATCAGCGTCTGAATAGGTTTAGACTGGTCATGGGTGCAATCCCATGGCAGGCGGGATGCGAAAGCATAGACAGCCTTCCCAAAATGCCGTAAGGCATGTTGGAAAATCAAGAAGGGAGAAGCTACACTTCGTAACTTCCCCCCTGGTTCTTGAATGAAAGCTATCTTCCCACCTATCGTCTGAAGAGGATCCAACTTCCCAGTATCCATATTAAATGGATGCCAAGGAGGGTGGACCCTGAGTCCTTCCAGTACAGGTGCCAAAAGGTCCTTGAATACTGAAAAGATTCGAGCTCCCCAATCTGATGTCGTTAAGACATCAACATCACCAAGGTTGTTAAGGTCTTGGTTAGTAGACTTCAAACCCCATTGGGGTTTGCGTATACTAGGAGAGCCCCTGTGAGCTAGAACAGAAACATCTAGCTCACGACGAACAGTCTGGC